TTATTTTCACGAATAATTGAAGCACATATAATCGTTAAAACAAATAGAGTAATATCAAATGCTATCAAACATATAATTATTATTTTTATACTTCCCATCTTACTCACCGGCCTCTGCTATCTTTTTGCGAATATCTTCTACATCATCATAATAATAGCCAAACAAATCTTTAAAATACTCCGGATTTGCCTTCGCCAAATGTTTCATTAATAATTCATTCTGTTCCTCTAACAACTCTTTATTCTGCTGATAACTACTAATTAATACATCTTTTGTTTTACAGAGACCGATATATGTATTTAACAATTTATCTTTGTCCATTAACTGACTACTAAATCCATTTACCATATATTACCTCCATTACTCATCATCTTCTACATCTTCATCTAATGATATGTCTTTTATTCTTCTACCATACTGTTCTGCTCTCTGCTTCATCAACTCCTTTCTAATCTCTTTGACATCATCGAAACTAACAAAACCTCTATCAAAGAAACAAGGTATTTCGCATTCACCCATTGGGTTACATACCTTGCTCTTCACAACTTTACATTTCATTATAAACCCAACCTTCTCTGTTGATGCAGAGTTTTTTGGATTCTTATTAGGTATTTCAATCCATGCCCTTCTGGCAACCTGAATACGAAGGCTTGCTGAATGCTTTAATTTTCTACCGCCTGGAGTATCTGTCTTTTCTCCAAACATCATAGCATTCATTTTATCTCTCACCTGATTAATAAATATAATAGATGTACCAGTAACCTCTATTATCTCCTCTATTGTTGGTAAGTATTTATTTAACAACCTTGCCGTTCCGCCTATCCTCTGCTCTTCTATACTATCTTTATCAGATGATTTAAGAACTTTCTCAGCATCTTCTTTTGGAACCAAACTTGGTACACTATCTATACCTATAATTGGTATACCGGCCTTAGCAAACTTTATTGATTTGTTTAGGGCGTCCTCTCCAAATCTTGCTCTATAAACCAATAATTGTTTTGGTCTATTTCCAAATACAGACGCCCTCTCTGCATCAAACGTTCCCTCTACCGGTATATCCAATGCTAATGAATGCATACTCATTAGATGATATAGTAGAGTTGTTTTACCAGAACTCTCTGGACCAAATATCTCTATAACTCTACCTTCTGGAATGCCACCACCAACAATGGCATCCAAGTCTTCTATTCCTGTTGACCAACGATTTATCTTTAAGTTAGCGTGTTTAGAGCCAATAGAATATATTGTGCCTTCACCTTCTTTTTTATTTATATCACTACATAACTTAATTATCTGCTGTTTGTTTACAGACATACTCTTCTCCTATACATTTATATGTAATATATATACTATCAACGGCCTTTGGTATACGTATAAAATTTTTGCACTTTTTACATTTCTCACATATATCAATTGACTCGCAATCAAACCCATTAAAGAAATGACAACCTCTACAAAAATCTTTACCAATAATACATTTATTTTTTGCTTTCATATTAATACTCCATATTAATTGGTGTCCCTACAGTACCTACACTCTCACTAGAGCTTGTTGGTTTAAAATATTCACCAGGCATTGGAAACATATATCTAAACATCAAATAATTTGCAGCATCTACAAGATGTTCTGTATTTCCATCTTTCTTAAACGCATCTATACAAAGTTCTGCGGTTGCTATTGCATCTACTCTAGCTGGAAAATTTTCTCTTGCAGGACCATACTTAAAAAATGATACCTCTACTCTCTGCTTCCTTTTATTGTCAAAATCTAATGAATACTCTGAACTCAACACCGAATTGTTTTTACTCATAACATTTTTCCTTTCATTCATATTATAGTATATTATATCATAAAATTATATGTTTGTCAATATAATGTATATATTTATTTTCTTTGACCTCTTGAATATAAAGCAGAATTATATTTTTTTACCTTCGAAATATATAGTTTTTTATCAAAGTCTAAAGCACCATATTCTATCAATAAATTTATTACCCTTTTATTAACCTTTGAGCCCTTTGGGTTTACCGCTAATCTATCAATAAAATTATCTATATCTGTAAATATACCATTCTTTTTTCTTTCTTCTACAATTACAGATGCCGCTACCTCTCCAACACCCTTAATTGCACTTAGCCCTTGTTGTATAGCAAATTCACCATCTATCTTTCTAAGTGATGTTTTCTCTTTTGAATAATTAACATGTGGTAAAAATACAACAGCACCATCAATAACAGCATTTTCACAATACTTTGCAAAATTAGAATCATCCTTAGCATACTTTATTTTACTAAACCAAAATACCTCTGGATAATATACCTTATAATACATTTGCTCTGCTGATATAAGTGTATAACCAACAGAATGACCTTCATTAAATGAATAATCATAAAACTTTTTAAACAAATCTATTGCTCTATCTTTTGGTATACCTAACTTTGCACACCCTTTAACAAAATTGACTTCATACTTTGGATAATAGTCTTTAAAATACCAATTAAATTTTGGTATACCTATTTTATAATGTGTTACCTCGTGTGCTTCATCCCATGTCATACCAGCAATTTCTACACACATTATCATTATCTGTTCCTGATAAATAATTGTACCATAAGTCTTTTGTAAATACTTATCAAGAGCTGCTATTCTTGTGCCTTCTTCACCAAGCTCATATGCCTCTTTATTTGCTGCATATATTTCAGGCTGCTTTTGTTTTAATGGGCCGGGTCTATTCATGGCTGTTGCAGCAACAACATCATTAAAACAGTTTGTATGAATACTTAATAACAAATTCTGAACAGATGCTTTATCTAACTGAAATACACCATTACATCTACCTTCTGAAAATGCCTTTATAACATTTTCATCTTCTATCATAGATATATCAAAACCTGGAGTATCTGTAACTTTTCTACAATCTCTTATTTCTGACATTGTTGTTAAACCAAGTATATCAAATTTAATTACACCAATATTTTCAATATCAACCAAATCATAATTTGTAAAATATCTACCGGTTTTTGAATCTATTTTTATTGCTGTATAATCAAGTATATTACCACCCGTAATTGCTACACCTGCAGCATGTGTTCCTATGAATCTTACCTTCTCATATAACTTTAAGAAGTGTGTAATAATATTCATATAACTTTTATTATATTGATTAAACCTACTATCCTCTTTTAACTTATCAGCAAGAAGGAAACCTTCATCTATATACTCATGCACATATGACTTTATTTCTTTTATAACCTGTTTATTTATCCTTATATCATCTTTATCTAAAGACTTATCTGTTGGTAACCCACAAACCTTTGCTAGGTCATTTAAGAGATTCTCAACTCTATACAAACCATAAGAACAAACCTGAGCAGAATGACCTTTATATTTATTAAGTAGATAATCTATAACCTCGCCTCTCCTTGCCGTTTCAAAATCCAAGTCTATATCTGGCATCTTTTTTCTTTCCTTCATTAAGAACCTTCTAAACTCAAGGTTAAAATATACACTATCTACCTCTGTAATTCTAAGAGCATAACAGATAATAGAATTACAAGCAGAACCTCTACCTGGACCAACTGCAATTCCATTATTTTTTGCCCAGTTTACATAATCTTCTACCATCAAGAAATAATCTTCAAACCCATGATAGTGAATTACATCTAACTCTTCTTTTGCCCTATCTATATACTCTTTATTATATTTACCTCTAAACTTTAATCCATCTTTTACGTGTTTAACAAGCAGCTTATAACTATCCAGCTCTTCACCTAAAGATGGCAAAATCTGTGGTAACTCTTTTAAGTATTCACATGCATCTTCACACTTATTTTCTATTTCATCTAAATTATTATACATATCATCTGCAATAGATTTTACATCTTTAAAATCATTCTTATGCATATGTATAAATCTTTTTAGCATATCATCTGGTCTTGGCATATATCTCTCTTTATAAGTTTCTTCTATATGTTCAAGATTATGACCTGCAATCTCGTGCATCTTTAAATAACTTTCCCAGTCCTCTTTTCTACCTCTATGAGAATCAGAAGTTAATATACATTTTATTCCTAATTTTTGGGCTAACCTTATACTTTCTATATTTACTTTTTCCTGTAAACCTTTTTCTGAAACTTTATACGGTTGAACCTCTACATAAAAATCATCACCAAATATCTCTTGCATTCTTAATAAATATTTTTCTGCATTTTCATATTTACCATTTATAATACATTGGGATAAATAACCAGCAACACAAGCAGTAGAACAAATCAACCCTTCGTGATACTTTTTTAATAATTTAAAATCCCATATTGGATTATAATACTTTTGCTTCTCACCTTCAAACTGAATCCTATTAAGATTACCATAGCCCTTTAAATTCTTAGCTATCAATATTAAATGATAACCTCTTTCTTTTTCTTTATACTTTGGTAGGAAATATCCCTCTACACCTAATATTGCTTTTATACCTACCGACTCGCATGCTTTATACGTCTGTATTAATCCATTTGTATTACCGTGATTTGTTGTACATAAAGTTTTATAGCCTAACTCTTTTGCTATAGCAGCTAACTCTGCAGGTTTACCAAATCCATCAAATGTACTAAATTCATCATGTCTATGTAAATCAAACATTATTTACTTACATCCTTTCTCATATAAGAATTGTTTTATAAAAACCCCTTATATAATCTTCATCAACTATTAACTTAAAACTATCAGTCCTTTTTATTAAATTACACACCTCCATATCCGGCCTTTTAATAACACCTGTTTCATTTATCCTCTGTTGCTTTAATACAGAACCATTTATAGCATCTTCAAAATATCTTGTTAGTCTTACACATACATTTTCTGGTGCTACAATCAGCTCTCTTTTATTTATTATATCATATATATCTGGAAACGTCAATCTCAAGTCATCTAAATTTACGTCATTTAAAATTAATGGCACGCAATTGCATATAATAGCTTCCATAAATCTTACTATATTAAATCGTTCTTTCATATAACTTGGATTTATAATTGTGTATTTTGATAACATCAAATTATACAAATACGTATCTTGCTTTACCCTTCTCTCTCTACCATCTACATCAAAATAATCTACCCTTCCACGAGATGGATTGTTTCTTACAAAACCTATTCTTCTTCTACCGAGTTTTTTATCTATCTCTGTTTTAACGGCACATAAATATTCTTTTCTTTCGTTTGTATATGCAGATGCTATAAAATACAATTCTTGAGCCTTTGGAATATCCTGAACAAACGTATTATATAGTGCCCATTCGTACATTGGTATATATTCTATATTACCCCAATTACAAACACCATATCTACTATAGCTCTTAAAATTCCATACACTACTAAAATCAACCTCCTCTGGGTCAATCATAAACTGGATTACATTTTTTCTTCTACATGCCTTTACAAATACAAGCCTTTCTATTAGCCTCTTCATAAAATCATATTGCATATTCCATTTATCATCTGCAATTATGTTTTTACTAATATCCATTAACATATCTGTATTAAGAACTTCTTTATTATCCCTTAACACAGGTGTCTTAATTAATATAACGTTGTCACACTCTGCAACCATATATTTATAATGGTTATACATCTGACTCCATGTTTCATAATTCCACTGATTTGCTTTTACCAAAATAACAGAATCATTGTTCAACATTTTTTGCATCTTGTTGTTCTTATAAAAATCTACAACAAATAAATTTGGAATAAACTGAGACAACTGATTTAAAATAGCACCAATTGTCTCAGTCTGATGTGATTCTATATTTGATAACAGCACGACAGCTGTTACACCCATTTTACTCCTCTTTCTTCACATTCCTTTCATAAAGATGTAAACTTCCAGCTATATGGGTATATGTACCTAATTCAATCCCAAGCTGCATACTCATTAAAATCTGCATACATGTAAACTGAAAAACATCATACGGAAAACCCATCCATATATCATTTGACCTCATATATACTGTCATATATAGCTTATTATCTCTTATAAAGAATTGTAAGCTCACTGTACAATTTACATCTTTACTATCAATATTATTAGGTTCCTTTATATGTATTACCGCTCTTCTCGAATTTGGATTTTCTAACAACTCTGCTTTAACAAATGCCCATTGGTCAAAGCCAAACTTATTTTTTATACAATAGCCATAATTAGAATTTACTGTCTCACCATCATCTGACATTCTATCCCAGCCGTGTGTATATTTCTGTATCTCTGCTAATGCATTATTACCTGATAAATACCAAAGCATTTCACCTATTGCGTATTTGATTGGCATTTTCCTTATATTAGACTTCAATATATTATTTATTGGGTTCTCTATAACAGTTATGGCATTTATTATCTCACCATGTACATCTCCATCTCTTGACTGATTTTTTGAATCCTGACTACATAAAACATTATACCAAAACCCCCACGCCTCGTCTATTCCTTCTGCAACCTTCATAACGTTTACATTATCTATCGCACTATAATCAAACATTTTTACTCTCTCCTTTTACTTTACTCTTTATCTTTATTGGCATGCATTATAGATAATACATTATGTATATCTTCTACAAAATATTTAACATCCATAAACCCGGCTAATAAATCTCTTAAGTAATAAATTACACCAACCCTCAAATCTTTATTATACTTAAACATTAATGTTCTTTCTATAACATCAGATTTAGAACTTACAGTCAATAAAGAGCTATATATGCCTGCATATCTATTTATACACTCTTGTCCATATTCTTCTATAAACAGCGGTACACATCCATAAAATATAGACTCTATAATTCTTGCTGTCATAAAATTGTTTTGTACGTATTCTTTCTTAGCTAACAACAATGTACACACAGAGTTGTTGTATACGTTAGCCATTTCTTTAGTTTGTAATCTCTTTCCAAACTCTATATTTGGCCATCTTACTTTACTATCTCTATTTGATTCTAACCAATTACCATATACAACTACATCATTTAATTCTGTAGGAACATATTTATCTATGCACCAATCTCTTTCATATCTATTTCCTACATATATAATATTATATGTTAGCATGCCTGTATTTGCAACTGGTATATCAAAAATTCTATCAAAGTCAAATGGAATTTCAACATGCATAGAATTTTTCTTGCCTTCCCATTTATAACCAAGTTCAAATACAAATATATTATCTTTATTTGACAATTCATCTAACATTTCACTAGTTAGCTTATAATCCAAATCAAATATTATCATTGGTATTTTATATATACTACAATACTCGCATAAACACTCTTGTATAAAGAAATCAGGTTGATAATTCTTATAATCAACACTATCATTGTGTCTCTCGGCTACAAATCTTGTAGAAAATGTGTTTCTTCCTGGTATTGGCATTCTCCACTCATGTAATATAATATCACAATCTCTTAAGCCATTTTTGTTCCATATCTCAAATAAACTTCCTTTCGATACAAGTTTCATTTCAGATTCTTTTGGCATCTTTACCATACTTTTATATGCATTTAGTCTTTCATTACTACACCAAGATGAAAATAACCCGCCTTGCTCTTTTTCGAAACCAACATAATCTCTATCTGGCATAACCTGTATTACTTTATTTCCATCTTTCAATAAACCACTAATTATAGACCAACTATAAAAAGCATTTCCGTCTGGCGTACTTGCAATATTTCCATCTACATCATATTTTGTATCCCCAAGATAGCCCCAATAACTATAACCAACAACCATCAGTCATACCTCCTTTGACACAATAGATTACACTTTCCATCAAACGGACAATCAAATGGTGCCACATTCTTTACTATATCATTAAACGGCTTCTCATAAATATTTCCAATAACTAAGCTTGACATAAAGCTTTGGCATGAAACAACATCACCATTTGTGTACACTGTAAAAACAGAACCTACACTATCACACTTTTTCTTTTTTCCTTCTAATAAGTTCTCAATAAAAACTCTATCTTTATCATAAAGCATATCGCTTTTTGATAAAATATTTTTTAAATCACTTGGCTTTACATCTCCATCTGTTTTCAACAAATCCATATCTTGGGCAATACAGAAATATACTTTATCAAACCCCAATGCATACTTTATAAAATTCATATCATTTATAAAGTTTTCTTCATTAAATTTACTATATGTATAGCTTAATTTTATATTAGGTATCTTTTTTCTATATTTATCTAAAATGTAACCTATATGTAATAAATTACCTTTTATCCCTCTAATTGTATCGTGGTGTATTCCGTCACAACTAATTGTTAAATTTTTAACATTATATTTATCTAAAACATCTTCTAATAATTGTACATTTACTGCATTAGAAAGTATTGTATAATTGACGCCTAAATCATCAAGCATATTTAATAATATATGCCTATATGGGTATAATGTAAACTCTCCGCCACCTAATACAAAATCAGCATCTAAATTTTGTGCACATATATCTTTAACAACAAGTGGATTTAAGTTTAAATCATCTTTACATCTCCATATACTACACGTTTTACAGCGTGAATTACAATTTGTTGTTAAATAAAATTGTATTAATTTCTTATCTCTTGACATTTATATTTCCCTTTTTATTTGATTTAAAACAACATCATACGTTACATGTGTACATCTATACTTCTTTTTTATTTTACTATTTTTATAAAACATTTCAAACTCTTTTTGATATGGTGATAAATCAGAACCATGCATTCTACTACTCCAATTTATATCAACAGGAAATACCAAAATCATTATCACATCTTGTTTAGATAACCTTTCATCTATATCAAGCATATACTTATTTTCTTTTCCTCTTTCGACCTTAGAATATACATACTCTGTCATATGAAATCTATCAAAAACAACATTATCCAAACAACCCTGTTCTATTAAATTTACAAACGTATTATCCTTTTCTGTATTTATATCAATATTACTATGTGAACCAAAATACCTTGTATCATCCTTACTTATATTTAAACCAAATTCTTTTGATAACAATTTACATAAGGTTGTTTTTCCAACCTTATCAATTCCATCAACAATAATTATCATACAAATAAAACGTCCTTTCTACCTGTTTTTACCTTTTCAAGATGTCTAATCATATCATAATATCTTTGCCCACATTCTTTACATTCTTCACAATCAAGTGGATATTTAGACTTTTCATTTAATTTAAACTCTACAAATAATTCTCTAACAGACTTTCCAACTATATTTCCATATGCATACTGCCTATGTTCATCATTGTATTCTCCATTATCATTTAACAATCTACAACATGGATAAATGTCACCATTTGCATTTATTACACAGCTTATACTTGGAATATAACATTTACAATCTACTCTATGTTTTTCTCCATATTTATAATCAATTATCAATTCGCGTGCATTTGATATTTTACTATTTCTTTCTTTTTCATCTTTTACAATATCTTCTAACAGATTATAAAGTATATTATCTTCTTCATCAGTTGGCTTTAAAAAATCAAATGTATGAACCAAATAATAGTTTATAATACATCTATTTTTAATAGCATAATCATAAATATCTTTTACATCTTTATAATTCATTTCGCTAACTGTAGTACTAAATCTAATTGGTATCAAACCTCTTTCAATTCTTTTTGCGTTTATAACTTTAATATTTCTATCGACAATATCAAACGCATCTACACCTCTTATCTCTTTATAAGCCTTTCTATCACATGCATCTAGTGATAAATGTATTCTATATATCTTTTCGCTTCCAAGCATATCTATAATATTTTCATCATTTGTTATACATGTTGTTATTATACTACATTTTAATTTTAACTCATCTATATAATTTACTAATTCAATAATATTCTTATATAATAATGGTTCACCACCGCTTAATACAACTGTTTCTAACCCTAACAGCTTTAATACTCTTAATGCTCTATATAAATCATCGTGTGATAATTCATCATTTGGCCATGTATATTTTCTACAGCTTTTACATTTACTTGTACATTTATTTAATAAGTTTACCTGTACACTTAAAATTTTACCCTGTTTTATTTCTAATTCATAACCTATTAACTTATCCATATTATATCTCCATTACTTTAATTAATATGGGATAGACTTTTACATCTATCCCATACTACTTAATTATACATAAATATTATCCATAAATGCCGAGCAGAAAATCTGTAATAGACACACCTTCCGGTACTTCTACCGGCTGACCATTTACAATTAAAATATCAATACCGTGTGTACCTTTTGTTTCATATTTCTCTCCACCACAACCGCAATTGCATACACCTTCTGGTTTATATTTCTCTCCACCATTACTACAATCACGTGTCTGCTTCCTTGCCTCTTTATCAACCCTTGATTTAATAATATCAAGTTTTTTAAGCATTGCATTATATACATCTTCTGCAGAGAATCCAGAGAACATTGATATATTAAACAATTCAATATAACAATCGACAAGTTCATCAAGCTTAGCATCCTTGTCATACTTCTCATTTCTAAAGTTTTTCCAACGCTTATCTGCATCAAGAAGCTCACCAACCTCTGACATAAGCTGCTGAATATGATAAGATGCAAGACGAACATCATCAATAGGTAATTCTACATTATACATATCTCTGTACGTAGATTCTGAGCAATGCGATTTATCATACATACCAAGCTTAAGCATGTCTCTCTGGTTTTCACCCTGTTTTTCATAAACCTTTTTAAAATCCATAATATAATACTCTCCATCACAATTTTGTAAATACATAGAATTAAGAATTGCTTCAACAATATAAGACAGCATATTACACCTCAAGCATTATACTTTACTCATCTTCCCACTCATCATCGTCTTCGTCGTCACCCCAATCACTCTGGGCTTCATCGTACTCTTCAAGAAGTTTAATATAATACTTCTGCGACTTTTTAGGCATTGCATCAATTTTCCTTTTCTTACACAACTGAAACAGCTCCTTTGCTGACATAGATTCATAATCATTGTCATCATCTTCGTCTTCGTCATCTACATCAACATCCTCATCATAGTCATCTTCTACATCATAATCATCATGTGTCTTCTTTGCTGACTTAGACTGCTTCTTTTTCGGCGTGTAATCTTCATCGTCATCTTCATCTGGCTCATCATCACTAGGCCAAGCTTTATCAATAAACTGAAGTACAGCTTTCTTTGAATAAGGTTTAGCCTTTGTATTTCTAAATTTAACTTTATCCATAGGTACAACAGAAAATGTTTTATTCTGCTGCTTACCTGAAACAGAAATTACATAATCTCTATCGAGGAGTGTACCATAAGCTTCATACATAGAAACGAGTGCTGGCACTGGTGAGCAATTATTTACGGCAAACATAAACAGCTGAACTTCTGATGTTTCATAATTCCAAACAGACCAACAATACTGACTTCTTGTTCTTAAATCTGAATCATTACAATACTTGCACTCTCTACCAAATAATTCCTGGCACGGAACGTTTATACCCTGTTCAAAACTATCATGGAATACAATTTCCATACCCTCATCCATATCCTGAAGGAAGCGAATCCTCTGCTTCTGACCTTCTCTAAAGTAAATAAACTTACTTTTATTCTGGCCACTCTTTTTAGCATCATTTTTAATCTTGTCTAATAAACCCATATTGTGCTCCTTATCTTAAATCTTGTAAAGTTTTATTATAACACTTTTTAAATATAGACCTAGACATTTCACCTGGGTCTTTTATACCCTTTAAATATCTAAACCTTGTAACTTTGAAATTTGTCTTTAGGTATTGTGTACCCATTCTACCATATTTGTCATTATCTAATGCACTTATAACGTGAGTTATTCCTTTGGCTTTTAATTTATTACACTGCTCATCTGATATTTTCCACCCAAGTATTGCAACGACATTGTCTACGCCAAATTGCAAAAACTTAAGTCTATCCATATAACCTTCTACAACTATTACATATTTTTCTCTCCCATAATCTCCAACAAGAGTAGAAGCCCTACTAAAACCTGTATTATATAAATACTTTCTTTTCTTCTCAACATCTCTTTTTGTTGTTCTACAAACCCATCCTCTAAATTTACCATTATCAAGCATTGGAAAAATTATACTATAAGAATTATTATATGTTATTTTTGCTCCACACTTATTTAATGTTTGTGGGTTGAAACCTCTTTTTTCCATATAATCTCTAGCTTCAATAACTTCTTGTATTTCATTTTCGCCTACCCAATTTATTTTTGATAACCCATGATAATAGTCATAAGCTTCATTATATAATTGTTTATTTGGCTTTTTTCTTTTTGTAAATCTTTGTACCTCAATATCACTAAACTTATTTGACTTAATTATTTCATAGTATAATAAAAGAGCGTCTAAGTCATTTATGTTGTGGTACTTTTTTTCCATCAAGATTACAAACTTCTTAGCATCGCCAAACTTATCACAGCCAAAACAATACCATGTATTATTGTTTAAGTCAATAGAGAGTGATGGATTAGCATCATTATGAAATGGACAAATAATTTTTTGAACAGCCGCAGAGGAATATGGTAGTAAATTATAATATCTTAATACCTTAGCTAACTCATTGGCCATTATACTTACTAGCTCTTCTTTACTGTTACTCTATACTGCGGTTCCATTTTATTTACAATGCTACATCTCTTTACTTCATCTGCCTCAATAAAACCTAAATCTATAAGTTTGTCAATAGATGGTTCTACAACATATTCTTCACATGTTAAAAATCTTTTGAGTTCTTTAAACTCTATACCACTTTCTTTTAAAAACTCAAACAAGCCATTCCAATCTGCAACTTGATATTTTTTCTTTATTACAGATTTTCTATACTTTTTAGGTAGCATATTCTTTAGCTTATTTATATCCCACACTACCTTTGTTACTATAATTCTTGTTATCGAGACACATTCCGTACCATCTAAACTATCAAGCGGGATATATACATGCTTCCCATCATCAGATAAAGTATCAAAACATTCAGCCATTGTATTTGATAATCTTGACTTAATATTATTCATTTCAGATTGTAATGAATCTAACGTATGTTTATGTTCATAATATTCTCTAGCTATACCAGCAACATACGTTAAGTAGTTTTTATACTTTTTATCTGTCTTTGTTGACATAATATTTATCCTTTGCTATTCTTGACTTTGCTAAACAATTCGTAAACTCCTCTTGGCCATCTGCTAGAAGTTTTAACCCAGATAATATCATCATAATCTACGACATAAATTCTACCATATGCCGTCTCTAACTTAAGCTTTCTTCTTGCAGATGAACGATTAATAATTTTAGCAGACTTAACCTTATCACCAACTCTAAATGCTACAATAGTTCCAACCTCTGCATTTTCAATATATTCTAAGTGTTTATTTGCCTGCTCAGTTTCATTAATAATATCCGTTTCTTCAAACTCATCAATAGTATCTAAATCTGACTCTTTTTCACATTCGGTCTTAAGTGCTGCAATTTCTTCATCCGTACCAAATACTTCAACATCATCTACAGCATCTTTTTCACTACAAACCTTAATAATCTCCTCGATAAGCTCTGTCTTTTTAAAACTTCTTATCTTTTTAACTCCTACAGATGATGCATACTTTCTAAGGTTGTCCATATTCATTTCGTTGAGATTTTCTCTTGTCACTAGCATTCTATGCTACCTCCACATTTTATTTTGTTAATATATGAGTTAATTAGAAACTTTCCTCTACTGAGGGATTTGTGTGATTAATCATCATACAAATAAATTATATCATAAAAAATATAATCCGTCAATAGAATGTTAAAAATATTTTTTATTACGTAAATACGCGCGTATATTAAAATAGGAAGGAATTATTGATTTACTATTGGTAGTTTCTTTACCTCTTCCATCAATCGCTCGCACGTACCATTACCACCGCGTTCTTTATATGGCGTATAAAGGTACTTTACTAAATCTTCATACTCGTCTTTTGTTATACTTCCTTTAGCTATATACTTTTCACATAACGTACATATTGAACGATATGCTAAACCTAATAATAATCTATCATTAACATCTTTTTTATCTTTTTTATTTTGCCATACTGTTATAATAAATTGCCAAAATCCTGTACTAGCAAATATTGCCAACAATAGGGTAATAACTAAATTTTGTTCTTCCATTTATTTTAAACCCCCATTTTCGTAAAGTCAATATCATGCTTTATTTTTTTATTATATTTTTTTATAAGCTCTTCTTGTTCTGACATCATTAATATAACATCATAGTCTGTAGCTTTATTTCTAATTGTACTTTCATTTATTGTTTTTATTTCTTCTTCTACATCAGATATTAACGCTTGTAATAAAACACCAAATGTAATATCTTCTTTACAGACATCAATATAAATTTCTTTTAAAACTTTTAATGTACCACTCTCCCACTCAAGCCATTTTGTTAAGCCTGTTTTTACACCACTTCTTATGTTAGAAACATCTACATCTGATTTTGTAAATTTATACCAAGATGATGGTATTATATCTGTATCTGTATTTGGTTTTATAATTATTAATCTATTATATTTATTTATATAATATTCTAATACAGAATTATATGAATTTAACTCGCTTAAATAGTGATATTTATGACATATACTATAACCGTTTAAACCTAAAAAATTATAGTATAACATCATCTGCTCATGGAACATTACTCCATCTAAAATTCTTGTTATTGCTTTTTCATACTGCCCTTCCATATATTTACCTCAAATATTAAATCAGCGGGACTTGCGTCCCGCCTTTACAACGTTTAACTATTAAGCAACCTTATCTACTGTAATATTTACATTTGTAAATGTAACGGCAGCAGAATTTAAAATTTACGGATAACCATTATAATTCATATTATGCCTCCGCAACTATAAAATTCTGGTCTGCCCAACATTTCGGACCCCATCCATCTTTTCCACCTAAATCAACACCATTTTTCAGTCTATCTTCGATATAACAAGCAATGGCGTACATAGTATTTGAAGTCTCATAATCATTACCAGTATGACCATCAAGTTTTAACTGTTTTCCATCTCGACCTTTATATCCTCTTGCTTTTAAAATCTCTTGTACAAGAAGGACGTCGCCACCTTCCATTGCCACACCATTTACAATTTCAATAGTTCTCAGCTTATATGTTACAGCCATATTATCCTCCACTAATACAAAATTATCAACATGCTCGCCTTTTGCTTTTGCAACATTTTTACCATTAGTTAAAACAACAACCGTATGACCTTTTACTTTTGTTACAAGAATGTCCCCTCTTCTTAAATAATCCGGATTTCTGCTTGCAGGATTTGTTGCATTTATAAATTTACCAGTTTCCATAATAACATCATACTCATTGGCGGTATAAAAATCACCAACAAAGATTCCAGCATATGCCAAACATAAACGTACCAAAGCTGAACAATCAGTTTCTACTTTTGTAGTAATCGATGCTGGGTCATAATTTCCACCATTATTATACTTACACCAATCATAAGCTGTAAATCTTTCTTTTTGGTCATAGCCAATATTATTATTAGCACAAGCATGCTCCATTGCTGTGGCAATATCCTCAGCAACTTTAGAGCTTTTTGCTCTAATAACATACCAACCTTTTGAATGCAAATACCACTCTTGTGTAGAAACTTCCTTACCTGTCTGGTCGCCAGCTTTGCCCCACGTTGCATGGCCATTTTCATCAATTCTTGCTGAACCAATCATTACCATTTCAATCACCTACTTTCACTAATACAAAGTTATCAACATATTCAACACTTGATTTTGGTTTATGTAAATATCCAAATGGGTCAGCTTTAACATCTGGAAAACAATAAAAGGTATAAATTGAGCCATACTTATTTGTTATTACAGTTACATCTTTAATATATTTGCTTCTATCTCGTTTATCAAACGGCTTGCCATAATTTGATGTTGAAACAATATCTGAAAAACAATCATGCTCATCAACATATTGTGGCAGTGTTCTATTTGCAAGTACCAAAACATCTTTTATTGCATTAAATTGTTTATTGGTGACATCCTTATCTTCATCCATATAGCGGGCTGCATATGCAAACCAACCTGAATACCTCATAAATGAATAAATATCATTTCCAAACTTTTTAGCATAGTATGTATTCGTTTCCAAAATATTAGCAGTAAGTGATGCCTCGGCTTTAATTCCATTTAGCGTACCTTGCTCCTGTATGCACAATCTTGTTATCTTTAATATTTTATCATCTGAAAGTTCATACTTCTTAAACATTAAATATTACCTCATATACTTTTTGTAATCTATTTCAGCTTTAACTGCAGATGTATGCGCATATCTAACTGTCGTATCAACCTTTACATGCCCAAGCAATGCTTGTATAGATGTTATTGGCATACCAGAATTAAGTGCTTCAGTTGCGGTTGTATGCCTAAATTTATGTGGAATAATATCATTTACACCCGATTCATTCTGTAAGCCATGTAATATTTTACGTATAGCACCCGTTGATAATCTATCATGTTGATAACGTTTAGAAACAAACAATGCTTGTTCATCATCTTCTCTTGTTTCTAAATATGCTTTAAGCGATGTTAGCGTTGCTGCATTAAAATATACAGTTCTCCATTTTCCGCCTTTACCATATACTACTGCACTTCTCCTTATAAAATCAATATCTTGCCTATTCAAATTTACACATTCAGATATTCTAATACCAGATGACAATAACAAATTAACTATCGCAAGCGTTCTTATATCTTTACACGCCATTCTTATAGCTTCAATTTGTGTATCTTCAAACGGTTCTCTACTTTTACAATCAGACTTATCAGATTTTATTCTAACAGATGGGTCTTTTTCAATATATTCTTCCTCATACAACCATTGAAAAAATGACCTTATTATTGCTTTGCGCTGATTTATTGTTGCATTAGATAAACGTTTTCCACTTTTAGCATTTACACTTATCTCCGATATATAACAACGTATATGATTTGTTGTATAATCACTTAATGGTATGCCAAACCGATACAACATCTTTTCAAGACAAGATGCATATTGATATTTTGTACCATTACGCATCTTGCCATCTTGTGTTTTTGCTGCCATATAAATATAATATTCGTTTGGCAATTTATAATAAGCAGTTACTAAGCTTGTCGTTATTGGTTTTATATCATATCCAATAATATAACTATTCAATGCATCTCTTATTATATGCATCTTTCTTTCTGGAACCTTTCCAACTAACGTTAAACAAAATCCATTTACGAATGCATCCGACATAATTTGCTCCTTTCTGCTTTTAATTAGCGACAGATACAATTTTATTTTGCTAACATTATTTAATTTTTATTTTAGAAACTTATTACCTAAATGGGCGTTTAGTTTACTATGCATTTAATATCTGGTATTGACGGATGCGTCCATCTGCCAGATGTCATTATTGGCTATCAGGCTGTGACCGTCTGCATTCGGGTGCAGTCCCTGACTTGATGATGAGCCCCAATCCCCCATATAAAGATTCATATTCTGATAGGTAAGACCGCATTTTGCGTGTTCCAATACCTTCACGCCAAAAAGGTTAGCTATGTCCCTTATGGCTTTGTTCCACGCGGCTAAAAGCACATCGTTTCCATTGGCTTCAGGGAAGACCGCTGAACCGTTTTTCTCGTCATACGGAAGGGTGCAAACCCACACTTCTGCCTGCGGATAGGTGGTCAGAATAGTTTTGAGCATGACCGCATATGCTTCACGGAATGTCGTAGTTGCTGTTGGGAAAGTGCCCGAACCATCATAAGTGCCCAATCCGACCTCGTTATTAAAATCATTGATACCAATGTAGACAATGATAACATCGGGATTTGTGCCGAGGTTAGATGCCCTTGTGACACCTGCGCTTGTGTCTCCGTTCGTTGTCGTTACTCTTGAGCCTGACCACGAATTATTGAGTTTCAGCGTCATTCCGAGAGCATCCATCAACTTCTTCCACCATGTATCACCGACTTTTGTGACACCGCAGTTTGAGCCTGTGTAGAAATTTGAATTACCACTCGGGATATATCCTGCAAAAGTACTGATAGAATCGCCAAGGATTGAGAGAGTTTTTCCGCTGTATGCGGATATTACGTCACCTTTATAGTCATACATTTTGTAACCCTCCAATTATCGTCTGTAAACATTAAATCCGAGTTTCTTGCTCTGGAACTTAAAGTGGTTCGGGCTGTTTGCGTCTTTATATGCAAAACCATTCGTTAGACTACCGCCATACTTAAAAGTAGCCGTATCCGTCGATTGACCGATAAGCAGGACTGTTCCAGACGGAATTGTCATTGGCGTTGAAAGTGCAAGTTTCTGCTGACCAGTGGCACCGACCGTAAGAACCTCATGGATATGCGTCTCACTTGTTGACGGTGCGCTCTGCGTGTCGACCGTACCTGTATAGTATCCCACTGATATGACTCCAGTTACGTTGAAATCACCCTCAATTGCCGTAATAGCTTTTGAGTAGTCATACTCGTATGTTGTCACGGGAAGTACGAACGGAGAGTATGTAAAACTAGCTATCGAGCCTGTGGCAAGACCGTCTATCCACTTTTCTTCCTCGGCGGGCGCTGCTTCGACCGTGACGGTAAAGGTCGTGGTTTTTCCACCATAGCTGACCGTTATTGTACTCGTGCCGACTGCAAGCGTTCCACTGAGTGTATAGTCAGTGACCGTGGCTGTCGTACTGTCATCATAATTTGCCGTGACCACAAGGCTAGATTTGAGGTCATTGAGTGTAGCCGTATCATAGACAGTCCCACCGCTGTAGACCGCTGAGATGCTTGTAAGCGTTCTGGATCCAGATACTGTCACCGCACATGATGCATGATAACCACCGCACCTTGCTGTGATGGTTGCCTGACCGTCCCCGACACCTGTCACAAGACCGCTACTTGATACCGTTGCCACCGCAGTATTAGACGATTCCCACGTAACCGTACCGCCTGCAGGTGTAGTCGTAGCTACAAGCTGAGTAGTACTTGAGCCGTTAATACTTGCCGTGGTCGGGCTTACAGAAATACCGGAAATCTCTGATGCCCACGAGTCGATGATTGCAATTTCAGAGGTCATATCATCTGTGTACGGAATAGCATTGAAAAGGGATGCCAATGCGGATTTGACAGATGCGGGAACGCCAGAGCCACCACCTTCTTCTAGGTCTTCCACACGGTCTTCCAAGTCCTCTAAATCAGCCTTTATTTCACTAATCTTTCTATTGATAACCTTATTTTGAACTGGATTTTCTGATTCATCTGAAAGTTCATCATCAACAGTTATATCAACTTCACTCTCACTAATACTCCAAGCCGTTCCATCTTTTAAATAACAACTTGTAATATGAGCTGCTGTACCAGCATTAGTTACAGTTGGCTCAACATCAGCAATACAATCGGTAATAAGCAATAATGTATTTCTACTATTATATACTGCAATTGTAAATGTATCACTTCCAACAAAATTTGTACCTTTAATTACAATTCCATCACAAGCATTTAATCCCATTATTAAGCTACTATCAAACATGCAATTATCAAAAACAAAACCATTTCTTGCATTTGATAAATACGCAAGTATTGAATTGGTCTCTAAACTAGAATCAAAGAACGTACAAGATGAAAATGTACACTCTGTATTTTGCTGGTCACTCGTTATGTGATATTCACTATCCTTTGATATGCAACCACTAAATACAAAATTGCTACCATTCTGAACAACACCAAGCCTTGTATTACTTATATATACATTTGCACACTTACCATCATATGATGCATTTGAAATATCAATACCTGCATAACACATGCTAATAACAACATCTTTACAATGGCACCCATTTGTAGCTCTCTGAACAATTGCAGAACCAACAAAATTGCTAATAAAAATATTACTAAGTATAACGTTTTCAGAATTTACGTCATTAAACTTATCAAGTATTATACAGTGCCTTCTAGCATCAGAACTAGCAATTAACTCAGAATATGTACCTGTAAATCCACCATAAAATGATATATTCTCTACTATGCAATTACTTCTTGGTTTTACAATACAACCATTTGTTACAGCACTTGGTAAAATTACTCTCGTTGATTTACCAGAACCCATAAGCATTGAATCTTCTGGCATTACCAAGCCATTTACATAAAAGTCACCTTTTCCTAACTTACATGCGCCATATGCATTTAACTTACTTAAAATTTCACTTGTCCTATCAGTTGTATCACCAGTTGATTCAAGAGTTGTAACACCATTTAAAGCATTACTTAACCTCTGAAATTCAGCATTTAATCTTGCACCTAGCGTCTGATAAGTTGTACTATCCAAAATACCAATTCTAGCATCTACAACTTCTGCAAGACTTGCATCACCACTTGGTGTTATAAGGTTATTTAATCTTGCTGTAAGTGTTTGTATCTTCTCAATAAAATCATTTATATACTCAATTGGCGTTTCTGTATCTTGAATGACACCTGCACGTATAGGATTTTTCTCAACCTGAATGATAAAATTAGAAGTACCTAACCTTCCGCCTTCTCCATCATTAAGAACAATTTCAGCAACAATTATACCATCTATATTAGTTATATCACTAGATAACTGTAAAACAACACTCTCTCTATCTTGTGATATTGTACATGGTTTTGAAAATACTGCTCCGTTTTGCTTAACACCAGAAATAGATGCTGATACTCCACTTGGAATAACAAAAATAGAACCATTATTATATAACTTTAAATTTACAGTTCTAAGCGTATCATCTTGTGAACATCTTAATCTTAATATGCCTCTATTATCTTGTGTTAATGACAGATAATATGTTTCAGTTATTAACGGCATTATCCTCTTTCACCTCCTCACAATTATTTGTAGAATTAAGAATCCTAATAGCATTGCTATTTATCATCTGGTCTATAGCATCTTTTCTAAACTTAGAAAGAACACATTCAACTACCGTTGGCTGTAAATCAACTGGTATACCACTTTGTGACATTTGTAGTGCTGCATATTTATATATATTATTTTTGCATAACTCAAACCAGTATGATAATGGCATTTCCACTTCACTTTTATTATTTTGATTACTATTTTCCATTATATCTCCATTTATCTATTATATATAATTCCACCTGAAAGTCTTAACCTAGACCAGCTTGCGACTGTACCATCTGAATTTATAGACGTTGGAATCTCTACATACCACTCTGTGGCACCATTTGCAATAGAAACTGGAGTGCTTGATATACCTCTATCACCTATTGATATACCAGAAGAATTAGCCATTATGATATAACGTAAATTGGCGCCTGACGTTAACATCATATTAACTTCATTACTTCCTTGCAAGCTAAGCTCATTTGCAGCAATATTTAAAGCATCACCATCTCTTGCTATGGTGGCAATTTCTGTAGATGTATTTTTAAAAAAACTTATACGACCTGAGCTTAGTGATATTTTATCACCATTAGTTGAATGTTTATTATATAATTCTGTATTATTTATTCCACCTACCAAATTTCCATCAGCATCATATACATGTATAGTTCCAATTGTATTGCTTAATCCGCCTACGGATATATTTCCTTCAATATCAGCACCGACAGCCGTCATCTTACCACTTGCATTAACTGTAAATTTGTTGGCAATATTTATACTACCAGATTTCATTGTTAATGCACCGGTTTCTAAATCCCAAGAGTTATTTCCTTGCACATCCTGAATTGTACCTGCCCTAATAATACCTGCATTTAAAATACCAGTCGTTATCATTGACGCATTTATTTCGCCGTCTTTTGTTAGTGCTAATCCATAAGTACCATTGTAACCATTATTGGAGTGGCCAAGACCACCAGCATTCCAACGCCAAACTTTCTGAGCAGTATTTATATCATCAGTATCATATAGATTAACTAACTCTTCTGGATTACCATAAGCATCAACAATCCATTTAAAATGTCCGCCATTAGAACCTTTAATTGTATCAGAAAGTTGTCTTGTTCTTTCATCAACAACCTGCTGAATATTTGTCTTAATTCTATTAGCTTCGTCTACTGCATCTTTCATTGTATCATTTACAATACGAACTATTGATGGTGGCATTGATGATAGCGTACATGTATCTAACTTATGATTTGCATATTCTACAAACTCTATAACCCTATGATTTGCCCTTGTACCTCTATTAGAATCTACTAATGTAACTACTTTATACAACCATATATCTTCGTTAAAGTTTATAACATTACATGTATACGAGCGTTGTGGCTTTGACAATTCTGCAAGTTTACTTATAGCTGCATTATATAAATTTATCGGTACAGTGTACCTTTCATCTACCCACGTTCCACATACTATTTTATCAGAATATTGAAAATTACTTACATATTCTTTCCCATCATTTACAGATTCTATTGTTACATATTCGCCTGTAGATTCATTTTTCTTTCCATATGCATACAATCTTGTTATAAAATTAGAACTATCACCATTAAACCCTAAATCTGTCAGATTTAAGTCTTCCATTATAAATTCACCAGAAGCGGTATATGACTCAGGGTTTACGACATATAATATCTTATTTATAATATCAAAATTAAATACAACTTCATATGCCGATGCTATTGTATCTAACATATTATACGGCGTAACCAACTTAAATGGTTGGCCATCACTTTCTTCTACTGTCCTTCTTCGTGCTACATCAACACCAGTTCCATAATTAACCTGCCAACCAGTTGGTAATATATCTGTCATTATATTGACTATTGTTTCATTTGTTTTTCTATAGTCTTTAAATATATTTACTTTAAAATCATCATAATCTAACTCACACTCTATAACAACAAAATCAGAATGCTCATCTATCTTTTTTACAATAAACCTATTATTAAAACCTTCTATTTTTACTTCTTCTGAAATTTTAGAATAGAGTGGATTATTTCTCTGTATCTCAAAGTTTAATGTATCTGCACCATTATATTTATGTACTCTATGGGCATCTGTATCTTCTATCGGTAGCGGTATAGCTTTCTCTTGCCCAGTTGATGTATCATATAACCTAAGTATAACCATTATCTAACCTCCATATTTAAACTATAAAAGTTGGATAAAAACTAATAGATACAGATTTTATTTGGCCAACAGCTTGTTGTATAAACTCTAAACTATTTTCACCAGGTTTAACAATTGGAAAATCTACCAAATCAGTATTTAAAAACACATTAACTGATGAATTAAAATTACTATTACCAGACCTATATACAACACCATCAAGACCACCTATTTTATAATAATAGTCACTAGTTGATAAATCTGTAAAATTTATTTCACTTATTTTATTTGTTTTTGTCAAACAATTTACTGTAAATGAATTTCCACCTGAAAATCTAACAACAATATCTAATCCAGAATTTATTATACCACTATTTTCAAATGTTATTATTACATCTTCAACTGATGAAAAGAAATTGCTACCAAAGTCATACTTTACAATAGGCAATCTTTTTATAGCACTCGCTGTTATTGTAACAAAATAATAAAAATCAACCTGCGTGTATTCACATTTATAACCATCTATAACACACACATATTCAAAATCAGATTCATCTAACTTTATAGCAGCAACATTATCTATAAACTCTTGCACTAACTTATTTGTATTAAGCTGTGACTGCATATGGGTATGGCCACCTACATAAAATGTTAATTCTAACAAACCATTACCGATACCAAATGTGTTTATATTATACTTGTGTTTTCCAAGACTCTTATATATATTTTTATCAAATGACGGTGGTGTTAACCTTACAGCTATCAAATCTGCATCAAACTCATCATATGCATTTTTGCCATTTATAATAACATTCTGACCTAATTGTTTATCTTTAAATAAAAAGTTTTTATCATACCCATAATCATAAATCTCTTTATGTATAGGCATTGGTATTATTTCTTTAACCATACTAAATTAAACCCCCTTAGCTTGAATCCTTGAAACTACTGGAGCTATCTTTCTGCCTACCCTTTCATTATCAAGATAAACATCTCCATCTTCCATTTCTACATTAAAGTTATTAACTATCTGTACAGTTCTAAGTACATCTAAAAATGTCTGCGATAATTTATAATAATCTATAACGTCTGTATTATTTCCGTATATAGAATTTACACCATACATTGACATAAAATCTTCACTTCTTCTTGAAATAGCCGCAGACACTGTACTTTCGAGTGCTTTATTTGTAGATACAAAACCTTCATTTAATGAACCTAATACAAATGATATCATATCTATCGCAGATACAAATGCATCAACCATTGCTGAGCAATACGAATTTATATCCCTTGAAATTACAGATGTAGATGATGCAACGGCACTTCTTATCATGTCTATAAGGCTTGTGGCACCAACTACAATTTCTGTACCTGCTTCGCCACCTGCCAAAAATCTACCAGATTTACTATCCCATCCAAATATTGTTGGACTATCCATAACAATACCATTGTGCATTGCCTTTTTATACCAATCTATTGATAATAATGTAGGGTCGGGTATTGTACCTAAAACGGGTACGTCAATATAACCACCAACATTTATATGCGGCAATTTTAACTCCGGTAAGTTCCAATCAAAATCGAATAGATTTTTTATTGTATCTACAAACCCTGTAAGCCATTGCTTTCCACTGTCTACCAAATCTCTAATCGCTCTTTTAAATCCATCTATATCGCCTGTAAATTTATCTTTAAAGCCCTTAATCATAGACTTAATATTATTTATAACGGCTTTTATTTTATCGGCTATCTTTAACATAAAGTTTGTTAAGCCTTGCCACATTGCTGCTAAATCATCTTTTAATTGTGATTTCATTATTGCTAAAGAGTGTCTTACATTTTCTTTTAACTGTGCTATAAATTCTTTTATACCATTTATACCTGCTTTTATTTTATCTGCAATAAAATCCATTATTGCAGGTATACCCTCTTTAACAAAATTTATTATACCTGTAACTATATCTATTATACCTTGTATTACAAACTTTATAAAATCTAATATTGCATTTAAAACTTCATTTATACTCGTTCCAAGCCAGCCTAAGAATACGTCTATTACATTTAATATTGTCTCTATTACTATCTTTATAAAATCAACAATATATGTAAATACAGCCTCAAATATTTCGCCAACACCTTTTAATGCTAAATCCCAGTCTCCTGTAAATATACCAACAAATACATCAACAATACCAAGTATAACATCTAATATAGCTTTAAATGCTGCCGCTAATACTTCAAACACGCCTATAAACACTGGGCCTAATAATTCACAAAGGCCAAACCAGATTACCTTAATAAAATCTACTATGTTAGATATTGCCTCTTTTATTCCATCCATTCTCGACATTAATTCTTCAATAAACGTCAAAAATGTTTGCTTTACCTGTTCCCATATAGCTATAACATTATTTCTAAACTCTTCATTTGTTTTCCACAACGTTATAAACGCACCAACCAATATAGCAATTGCGGCTATAAATAAATTTGCTGGTGTTAATACAGCAGTTATAGCAGATTGTAATGATGTCATAAAGCCTGTTGCAAGGCTTTTAATTAAAGCCAATGGTGATGAAAATGACGTCAGTGTAGTTATAAATCCTTTAACAAGTGATGAAATCCAAGTAAAAGGATTAAATGCAGATACAATACTACCTATTGCAGCAATTATGGCTGGAAAATTTAATGCACCTACGGCTGTCGTTACAAGGCCTACACCAGATGCTAACATTGATATTAAACCAATTAACTTTCCAACAATAAACATCACAGGACCTATTGCCGCTGCAATACCCAACAATTTAACAATATTCTCTTGCTGTGCAGGCGCCAAATTATTAAACGTAACTAACATATTTTTTATTGACTGTACAAACCCACGTAGCACTCCATTTACCATATCTGATAAAATTACCTTTGTTGTACCAAACGCTGATGTTAATAACGTCCAATCACCCTGTAAATTATCCATCATTATACCCGCTTGTCCAGCCGATGCACCTAATATCTCAAAACTAGAATCATTATATACTGCATCGCCAAATGTATTTAATGCATCCTGAATTGTATATATTTTTCCATTATATCTAACATATGCCTCACTAGCATTATCTACAGCATATGCCAACTGATCAAAGTTTTCATCAGTTGCTTCAATCATTGCCATAATGCCAGGCAACGCTCTTACACCAAATACCTGTGCTATTGTATTTAACTTTTCAAAATCATTAGTTGGTAAACTATGACCATACTCTTCTAATATCTGTTCACCATCTTTTAGGTTTCCATCCATATCATAAAGAGCAACATCTAAATCACCAAATGTACCCCTTAAATCGTAAATTATATCTCTTAACTCTCTAGTGTTTCCACTTGCATCAAAAAGTGAAACACCATACTTATCCATTAACTCTGCACTTGCTTCTGTTGGCTTTGTCATTTGTACAAGTGCCTGTCTTAATCCTGTACCGGCTTGTGTACCCTTAACACCTGCAGACGCCATTAAACCTAATGCTAATGTAACATCTTGAATTGAATATCCATACGCACCTGCGACTGGCGCTACATACTTAAAACTCTGACCCAATAAATCTACATTTGTATTAGAATTAGCTGATGCAGCAGCCAGCGTATCTGCAAACATTGTAGAGTCTTTTGCCTCTAACTTAAACGCTGTCAAGCCATCTGTTACAATATCTGATACTTGACCTAATTCTACACCAGATGCTGCGGCCAGGTCAAGAACGCCCCTTAAACCTTCCATTTCTTCTTGAGCATTCCAACCTGCAAGGCCCATATAATATAATGCCTCTGCAGACTCTTCTGCAGTAAACTTTGTATCATTACCCATTTTAATTGCTGCTGCTCTAACAGCATTAAATGCGGTCTCAGAATCTGTTGCACCCTGGTCATAAGATACACCCATATTTTTAGCCGCATCTGCAACAGCATTCAAATCAACCTCTGTTGAATTTGTTATTGCTTTTACTTTTGACATTGCAGAATCAAACTTTGCAGAAGCTCTTATTGATTCTGCACCTACAGCAACCAAAGGACCTGTTACAGTGGCTGTTAAGACCTTACCTGTTGTAACAAGTCCTGTACTAACTTTATTAAGAACGCCAGACGCTCCACTTACTCTTCTTCCTAAAGTATCAACTTCTGCAGCTGCAGCATCAATACCTCTGGCAAATCCTGTTATATCAAGTTGTAAATAACCAACAGCAGTTCCTAAATTTATAGCCACTATAACACCTCCTTTCTATTATTTTGGCTTAACTATTTTTTACAAAACTATTGTTCTTATAGCCCATTGCTTCATACATTTGAGACGCCGAACTATAATGTGGTTTAACAACAGAATCTGATTTTACACTAAACTGTGGCTCTTCGCCATCTTTTATTCTGCTTTCTATATATAAGCACGCTTCGTCAAAACAATATGATGTATACTCATCTGAAATAGATAATATTTCACTAGGTCTACAATAAAACTGTTTAGCTATGCATATAACATTTATTATTTGCTCACTTTGGAAAAAACCTTTCTAGTGCTTTGATACCTTCCTGCGTATATGAAAATATAGCCATAAGCTGTTCATCTGTAAGTTCAATACCATTTTCACTAAGCTGCTTCATAGAGGGTTCAACAAGCGCTGCAGAACAAACAATTTTAACAACATCATATACATCTTTAATAACAGTGCTGTTTGTTCCAACCATTGCACTTGCACCTTTTGCAAAAATATCTGTAGCCTGTGACATAAGCGAATTAGGTATTTTACCACTTGATGCAAGCGCCATCAATGACGGCCTTTTTACTCTTGCAAAAAACGGTTTATCTGGAACAAACCCAGGCAACTCAATAATTACACCATCTTTATATGCTAAAATTTCTTCTATTGATGTAACCTTTGGTGTTTTATTTACCGGTGCACTATTAACTACATCTGGATTATGTATAACTTCTCCAAATCTACTTCCACCGCGTGCATAAACATCTGCATACGTCACATCATCTTGATACATTTGACCATTCGGCATATTATAACTCATACTTTTCCTTCCTTTTTAATTTAAAAATAACATTAACCATTAGGACCAGCCATGTTTGTAGTACCTGTAAGTGTAGGAAGCGAAGAAACATATACAATTGTATACGGCGCCTCTCCAGTATTTGGAGCAGAATTAATAGTATACTGCGGCGCTCTAAATGTTCCATCTTCTGAATTAAATGCTACAGGTACACCCTGGCAATTTGGATACGTTGTCTTTTCATAACCTGTAATAATTCCGGCAGCGTTATAAATTGCACTATACGCATTTAACTTAAATACTTCACCCTTATCATCGGAACCAACAACAGGCGGCGTATAACCTGCTACACCATAATCTGTCGGGTTCTCTGACGACTGTGATTTTGTATCATCAGTCCAATACAAAATAGTGCCACCCTGCATAACTTTAACAAGCTCTGGATTAAACACATTATCATGCAGCGTAATTTCATGCCCAGTAATAGTTGTCTGCTTAGGCTTCTGTGCTTTAAGCTTGCCCTTAATAATAAGCTTAACGGCATCCTCTTCTTCAGTCTGCGGTGATACCTCAATCTGATTAGCAGTATCAAAACCAAATTCATCAACGGCTGTTTGAGTTGTCACCTCATTATTATCACCAGTTACCTCAACTGTACGTTCTACCTCGATTGTAACAAGATTAACGTCAATTGTAGGAATTTCATTTCTCGACCTTCTCGTTGACATATCTTACTCTCCCGTTATATATAATTTCTTATAATTCTCATATTCTATTGCAACATAGTGTGCTTTAACAGTATCATCATAAAATGATGGCATATCTTGTCCATAATACTGAATCATTGGATATAGTTCATACATTAACTTTTTTACCCTCTGAACCATGGGCTCCAATTTTGAATAACTATTTCTTGGCACATAGCATTGTATAGCGTACATATCTCTATTTGAGCTAAATGATACGTGTCTATATCCACCATCATTTTTTACAACAACATATGGATATGTACAATCTCCAACTTTTTGACCAGGCCAAAAAACAGCAAAACCATTATTCTTCAAATGATTATATATATCTTGAGCCCTTGATTCAAGTGGTTTAAATGTAGCTGTATCTATCGGCATAAACACCTCTCACATCAAATATCTAATATAACCATCTAAATCTCTTGTTAAATCTGGCCCCTTTACCCTTATCGTTGGATTTATTATAGCATACCTCCCACCATGATAATATTCAAGGTATACGCCATAATAAACACTATGCGATAATTCTATAGTTGTAACATATCCTTTTCTCGACTGCTTCACTATGGCTTTCAAACCTCTCCTCGCATTACCAGTTCTATCACGCCATGGGGCATTTGATTTCATATAATCTTCAAACTCACCAGCCTTTATCCTGCAATACTCTAACATAACAGGTGCATACTGTATTTGTGCTCGCTTTAATCTGGCTTTTATCTGATTATCATTATTGAACTCCACTCGAACTTCCATAATCTACCTCCTCAAAAGATATGTCGGTAGCTATATTCCATTCCATAACATCTCTTATTCCTGTTACTTTTGCCATATGGCCATTAAAATCAACATAATCACCAATGTTCAACAGGCAATATTTTTCGCCAAACTCATTTATATTATATAAATCTTGTGATAAGCAAAATATTTGAGGTGTCTTTTTATTTCTATAAATACCAGGTTCTTCACCTGTGTTAAAAATATACGTATCAAACATGTGTGCTGTATGTTCGTGATATATTCCAATAATTGAAGCAATGGATTCATACTCATCATCTATAGGCTCTCCAAACTCATTTTTTTCTTTCCTATAAAAATTATACCTCTTACCTATTCTTGCTATCTCTCTTTTTATTTTATAAAGCTCAAACTTTGTATTTAACGACATTATATCAACCTCCAGTTAATACACCTGTGTTAAATCTCTTATACCTAGACGCTAATCTTAAAAAGTATGAAGACGTATCTTGTGTACTTAAACCTGAAAGTGTTATTGAGGAGTCTTCTGACTTTAATATTAGCAATTCATAGATTGTAGCATTTATATCTCTATTGTTCTTTTCATAATAATAAAATATGTCTTCCATTGAAAAATAGGGCGCCTGCTCTTCCCTTATTTCAATACTTATTCTACGTAGAATAGCATTATCAGAATTACTAATATCACTCATAAATTAATCCGCCTCTACCTCAGCCTTCTCTTTGCTATTGATATAATCTCTGATTCTATCCTTTGCATCATTTACAGATTTTGTACCATTAATATTGATACCCTTTTCATTTGCAAACCTCTTTACCTCTTCTTTTGTCCACTTTGAAATAGGCTTTTCAAGAAGATTTGTAATAAACTCACTCTCTTTCTCTTCTGTCTCAACGATATCAACTACACTTTCATTAGTATTTTCTACATCACTATCTTTTACAACTCTAAACCCAGTTCTTTCATACATTGCAACAGCACCACTTGGTACTACAATTGTAGACAGACCATTTGAAAGTTTTACCATTTATTTTACCTCCAAATAAATAACAAATAGGCTGGCTAAAAATACCAGCCTATCAAATTAACATTAATAATTACGCAGTAGTATCAATAATATAAATCTTATCAGCCTCTTCGAAAGACGGCAGGCAAATCATAGAAACAATTGTTTCTACCTGCACTGGGTCAATCTTTTTAGCAGTAACAACAGCAACACCTGTATCAGTAATTGAAACATTTGCAGCCGCACCAGACATCAAATCTGATTCTGCAGGCGTTGTTCCAAACCAAGTATTACCAAGCATTCCTTCCGGGAAAAGAACAAATGTATCTGCCGGCATAAACTGCGTAGCTGTACCTGACTCATCTTTATATTTCTTTGCATTTACATAAATCACAAGACCATCACACATATCTGCAATATACTCTTTAAGCATACTGTCTGTAATGTGACCAACTCTGTCCCTTCTTGCATAAATGTCATTAGCAATTCCCTCATTAGCTCTAAGATGACGCCACGTTGTATTATCGCACATTGCTCTCTTCGGCTTAACACCAGTTTCATCAAAGATTAGCTCCATACCATCATTAATATCTTTAATCGGGTCAGAACTAGCATGATTTGACCAAGATGTTCCAACAGTAACTTTATGATTATTGGGTACACCATAATCATATGTAAACGACTGACCATTATTAGCCATAGAAATAACACCAGTTGTAAGTGCCATCATTCTCATTCTCTCACGAGATACTCTAGCACTTCTAAGCAGCTGTACTTCATCATCAAAAACTCTAGTCATTACAGAATCAATATATGCACGATTTCCAGTTTCAAGAACAATGTTGAGCTCCTGCCTAAGTTCTTCATCAATATACATTGATTCTTTAAAATACGGCATTTCTGCACTAAGCTTCTCAAAGCCAATTCTTCCTCTCGGAATAGCAGCAGCATCAAATGCACTTGTTTTAAGAACAATGGGAAGACCCTTTGCACCCTTAAGCCACTTCAGGTCAAGCCCCCTCTTTTTATTTGTAGGAAAAAGCTCTTCGCAAGGATACGGAGCTTCATGCTGTGACAGCTCTGTCCAATATGCTACAATCTGAGCACTATCAAGCAAATCAAAAATTGTCATACCTATAACCTCCTAATTAAAAATTATACCTTAAGAAACGTAACCATTCCAGAATCTGTAACCGCATTAATCTTTGTGAGCACATCTGATTCAACTCTATTTTTATTTACAAAGCCCCAAATAAGCGCGGTTCCATTTGCAGCACCTTCTGTTACATCAACATTATGAAGAAGTACAGCATTTGCAGTTGTTGTTGCAGCTGTGACGGCTGCATTTATATTATCAAGATTAATATTAATTGGTGTACCAGCCTTAGCAATCTTTCTTGTAATACCATTTGATGTAACATTTACACCAATAGACTGTGGAACAACACACCCGACAGAATACTGAAACTCTACGTTAGCAAGAATCTGTACAGGCGCACCGTATGTATACTTTGTGACCTTATCTCTATTAAACATATAAACCTCCTAAATATTATGACCAAAAGCTACTTTTATTTGTACTTCCAATCCTTGCAGTAGCAAGGCGTTTTCCAAGGCCTTCTTTAATTGAACCTGAATCCTTTTTACCTTTACCACTTTCATTCTTAATAGATGAACCAGTTCCTCTTTTACCTACAGAACCTTCATCATCTTCTTTCTCTTCCTGCTTAAAGAAAGCTGCATACTTTGTTTTAATCTCTGTAATTGCAGTTTTTGCATCAGTTCCTGCATTCTGAGCAATCTTTGACATGGCCAATGTAACAATATCATCAATATATTCTGCATTAGCACCAAGAAGCAGTGCTTCTGCTTTTACTTCTGCAACTCTAGCCCTCTGCTCTGCCTTTGCAGTATCTGCAACATACTTTGCTTTTTCTTCAGTACTCTTCTGCTCTTCTGTCTTCTGACTCTCAATAAAAGCCTTAAACATAGCAATTGCCTTTTCATCGCCTTCTTCAATACCCAGCTTTTTATAGACATCTGACTTTGCTGCCTGCTGTTCGGCCTTCTTGATTGCATCTACCTGTTCCTGAGTAAACGATTTTACTGTATCGGTACTTTTATCTTCATTTTTAGCACCATTATCACCATTTGTCTCACTTACAGTACCCTTTTCTTTGTTTTCATCTGCTCCCATTTTAATTCTCCTTCTTTTTATTTATATTTAAACATTAACAAACTGTAAACTCATCAATAACAAACATATAACCATCTTGTTTATCTTTTAGTTGTTTTCCAACATATGACTTAATCAGTGCAAGTCGCAAATCGTTTAGTTTCTTATCTAACTTTTTATATTTTGTACGCTGTGACTGCGGCACCTCTTTTCCAGACACACCCTTTCTTAAAATTGCTGTCATAACAGAAGTACATTCATTTTTATATTTATTTGTCTCAACATCATCAATTTGTACATAATGCCTATGTTTGCATGTTGGACAATCTATATACGTTATCCATAGCTGCTTACCACTTTCATCTGTACACTCTCTTTTGTAAATAAAATCTTTTCTCTCGTTTACATCTATTAATGTGTTACATTTACAACATTTAATTTTTACATTTAACAAATTAGACATATTGGCCTCCACATGCCTATCTTATATAATATCATAAAACAATAGATATGTCAATAAATATTTTAAAAAATATACAAAATTAATACCAATACCTGGACATCCAGTTTCGATTATAAGAGGCGATATACATATAGATATATAAATCAATAAGAGTACCATTATAATCGAAACTAGGATTACGTGGGATTTACAGTGCCATCTAAATCCAAATCACTTATAAATGATAATATACCTGGATTTAGATATGCATTACTTATCAAATCAATTATATTTTTATTACCATCTATAATAGGCTCTATTGTACACTCGCCATTTGGGTGGTCTAACGGAATTGTCTCTGCTGAATAAACATTTCCATCTCTATCTTGACATAGCTGACATGGATGTCCACCGGCTGCATGCCATAAATATCCATTAACCAATGGGTTGTCTTTTGTGCAACCTATAATTGCCTGTTGATACGCGTGCTGTACCAATGTCTTAGCTAACCGCTGTGCATTATAATCTACAGTCCTATTGTGTATCGGCGTTTTACCATAAACATGCCACGATAATCTCGCATTTGGATTTACATATTTCTCTAAATCCTTTGCTATTTCATATATTGATTTATTTTCTGCCAAACCTTTTGCTACAACAGTATATATATCTTTCATTGTACTCTGCTCTAAGTTCCAAATTCTATCACTAAGAGAGTATCCTTTATTATATATATTTCCTGTAATGACGTTTCTTATGACAGTATCTTTTACTGAATTAAACTTTAAATCTAATGAACCATTTGTAAAACCAAGACTATTCAGCCACCTATTGTTTACCCTTACAGTTATATCAGCTATGTTACTAACATTTTGTCTAACTGTTTTATCCAATTCGCTAGATATATTTCTTGAACCCTGTCTTAGTTGATAATACAACTGAGCTAACTGTCTTTGCTTTTCAATATCGCCAATATCTCTCTTTGACATAGAATTTGACATTGACCTAATTTCTCTAGCCCACTGATTATATAACTTTCTTATTTCTCTCTTTTGCCTAGTGGTTATTTCATCCCTTGCTATATTTGCATCTTTAAAATATAAAGTGGACATTTAAATCACCTGCTTTTTATTTTTCTTTTTGTCCTCTTCATTAAGTAAAGAATTAGCAAACGATTCAGAAACACCCATCGAAACAATTATACTAACAGCCTGAACTCTAGTCAACGTACCTATTCCATACTGTGACATTACATTAACCAATGTACTAACCTGTGTTCCATTTAGTCTCTGTATTGTGCTTGCATTTTCACCAGATGTATTTGAATTTATGCTTTGAAATATACTTGATAGTCCAGACTGCTCTTGCTGCTGATTATCAAGATTATTTTCACCATTACCACCATTCTGGGTTCCATCTTTCTTTATAGAATTTACACCCATCATGTTAAAATCATCTGTACCTGGATTTATTAGCTTATTGTCGCCATTCATTCCATTATTAAAACTTGCCTCTTCCAATATCTGCCGCTCAAATGCAATTTGATTAAGCTCATCTGTAACTTCTGTATCTGTTAGTCCTCTCCATTTCTTCATGTATGTCTTTCTTGACAATACACCGCTTTCTACCTCGGCTAAATCAGTTGTCTTTTCTTCTATTTCATCTTCTGGTAATGGAGTATTCTGTACAACCTCAACCTCATAGGTAATTGGAATTACTTTATCTTGTATATACTTTGTAACACATAATGGATACTGTATAGCACCCTCTATGATTATTTCTACCATTTCTGATAGGCCTGGACCCCAAACCTTCATTTTTTCTTTACAGCGGACAATCAACGGCCAATATATAGCCTTTAAGGCCTTACCTGATGTTATTGCACCCTGCATTGTATCTAGTGTTATATTTGGCATGTCAACCTGTTCATAACCGGCCGTCTTTATTCTATCGAGTGATGTTTTTAACGCAGCCGAATAGTGCATTCTCGGTTCTAGTAACCCAACCTCTGGATGTGGCAATGTCAAATTTTGGTCTGAGCCCAAATCCCAAAACGCACCGGCACCTGTTGACAAATTCTTTGTAGAATTACCTTCCATATCTACAACATACTTCGTAGGATTCATTGATTTTCTTTGTGCATCTGAATCGGCATTACTTAACTTTGAATACCATTTTTCATAATCCTGTAATAGCTCTATTTCAGATTCACCGCTTACTTCTCCAAGTAATCCATCATTTATAAAAATAACGGCAGGTATTCTCTTTAACTTAATAGGCTGTCTACTTGTTACATCTTCAATTAATACCCCAGAGCCATTATATATCTTTTCCTCTAAATACACGGTATCTTCATCTTCATCATACGTGTATTTCTTTTCAAATATCCTTCTATCTGCTAAAGACAAACAATCCTTTACAACTATAAAACACACAAACTTTGTAAGGAAATTTGGATTGCCAATCTTTGTTTCATATACAAACTGTAAACTATTAAGAAATGTTATAACAACACCGTCTTCTTCATTAAAGTTTACAATACAGGCAACCCTCTTACCAATGAAACAATCCCTGGCGGCTTTTACAAGTATATCTTGAAATCTATTCTTCTTTAGCACCGTTACTATTAAATCATTCATAACAGATAACTGTGTTTTTGATTCTTCTGTTAATATACTTGTGTCTCCTTTTGGCTCTATTGTTATATCGGGCTGTTCGCCAAATAAAAACCTTGCCTCTTTATTAATTAAGGATGCAGCCATCTTGTATTTTAGTTTGGCTGGTACATAATCTCCATTTGTACCTTCAACAAGGAAATCTTTACCCTTTTTATAAATTCTATAAAACTTACAAATTTTACCAAACTCGTGAAACAAATCTTCGGTGCCTACATCCGTTTCATTCCTTAATAAAGCATATGGTATTTTGCTATATGCAGACAGTATGCCTGTATCATCTAACTCTTCATATCCTTCAACAATTTCTCTAAATACCTTTTGCTCCTCATTTAACAAGATAGCTACCTCCATTTACTTTTTATTCTTCATTACTGAAATCTACATCAATTGTACCGGCATTAGCTGCATCGGCAAGTCCCTCACCAATAATATATGCAACAACAGCGGCACCCTGCATAATAAGACCGGCAACAGTCTCTGCCTGTGAACCTTTTCCAAGTGCAGTCATTAGACCAGAAACAAACAGAGCAATTGCAGCCCAAAACTTTCTACTTGTAAGTTTTCTCTTCCAGTCTATTTCAAAATTACTTTCATTAACAAAATTAATCTCATTATTAGCCATTTAACATATACCTCCTCTTGTATTTTGTTTTAGCCTCTCCAGATTTACTATTATAATTCTTATATTTAATATCTGCTACAGTTACGGTATCAAGACCATACCAAATTGCAGAAAATGTATGTGGGTCAATATTAAACTCATCATATTGTACCCTGCCATTGCTGTCTTTCTTATAAGTCAAATCTTTTAGCTCTTTTATTGTGTTCTTACATTTAGGACTAACGATTATCTTTCTAAATCTTTTTACCTTCCTTGTATTTGATAACCTTGAACCAGAAAACTTATTTTTACATGGTCTCATTAAATATCCCATCTGTCTATAAAATTGTATAGCCTTTGGGTCTTCATTATCTGCAACTATATATTTATTATAGCCTTGTAAATAATAACTATCTAACCTATCTTTTAGCTTCTGCATTTCTGGCAATCTAGCCATCTGCGTGTCTGTTATGTGGTTTATATATATTTCATCCCATATATACAATATACCATTTTTACTATCTACAGACATACTTAATACAGCATTATAACTTTCTTCAAAACCGAAATCAAAACCAAAATATTGGTTTTCTACACCTAATTTCCTAATTGCATTTACAAAGTCTCTCGGTTTAGAGGCAACCTTAAACTGTGGAAGGACTCTAGTACCAGAAGCACCAAATCTACCCCATCTTGCTACCAGATATAATGGGTAGTCATAATCTCTCAACTCATCAAGTCTTCGAATATATTGCCAAGGTAGCCATGGATTATCACCTGGTGTACTATGATGATAATATATACCATTTTTTATCAAGTTCTTCTTTTCGTAAAACTTTTCCTCAGGCATAATAACATGTTCTTCACCATTTTCGTCTACCCTTGTAAAAAATCTTGTATAAACCCAATTCTCTCTATTTACCGGGTTACATGATAAAATAAAATGCATACTTAAATTTGGTGTTCTAATTCTTCCTAAAAGTTCTTTATAACCATCTGGATTTATTTCTGAACATTCCTCTATCCATACTATACTTACACCATTTATTGATTTTACTTTTTCTGGATTATCCATTCCTTTAAATATTATTTGAGAACCATTAGCAAATAGTATTCTTAGTGGTGATTTTAATGCTATACATTTTGTCTTATTTGTTTTTCTTTTAAACTCGTTAAAATCATAACAAAGTAAATTCATATCTTCTAATATTTCTTTAAATAGGTCATAACAACTTTCATAAATCGTATCAAAGACTTGTCGTACAACAAGCGCCTTTCTCTTTTCTTCTAATAACTTTAGAATTAATTTAAAGGCAATATGATAACTCTTACCAGAACCATAACCACCTATTAGCAGATACGTTTCATAATCCCAGTTAAAAATAAAATCTTCAAATGCGGGACTAACTTCCTTTGTTATTCTCATAATCAGTCACCGCTTAAATCATTTATACTTTCTTCATCGAAATCTACTTCATCTGGTTCTTCTTTTCTATTTTTAGCTTTATACTCTTCTACTTCTTCTGGTGTCCTTTTTCTTAACTCTATATCTTTATCATCAATGCTATACTCATCTAAGTCTTCTTCATCTTTCTTCGATGCCCTTCTTACAGTAATCTCTACCTTAGAATCTTCTTCTAACTCATCAATCAAGTTAGACTTACCAGCCATATTTCTCCATTTACCATTTGAACGATTATACAGATATATTTCAATAGCTTTTACATTAGGCGGCTGCTCTGTTGTTTCTTCTTCCTTTAACGTTTCTACAACCTTACCATATCTTAAAACAGTTGTTACTTTTGTACGTTTTGTTGTACAACCTAATGCTGAACGTAATAGAGCATTTTCTACTTTATAATCTGTTAATTCTTTTCCCTTCTTAAATGCTTTATCTATATCTGGATATTCAATTCGCCATCTATATAATGTTTCAGTTCTTATACCAATCTTAGCTGCTATATCTTTTAGACTATAACCATCTCTTACCCATGATTCTAAAAGTAGGAGGTTATCATCTTCTAGCCATTCATCTATAATGGCTGTTCTTCTTTCTATTTTAGAAACCATTTTTATACCTCCATAATTTATACCTATAAATAATTAATAATATAAGTATATTATATTATATAATATATATTATATATTGTCAATACCTAAAATAATATTTATTTTATTGTTAGTTATTGTTAGTGTTAGAAAAATGTTGTTGCATATTGCCAAAGTTTTTACAGCAGTAGTTTTTAGGTTTGTGTTTGCTATAGTTATTTGCAATATATAATTGTGTGTGTGTGTGTGTGTGTGTGTGATAGAAAAATAAAAAAGTATTATTGCCAGTATACAGCTGGTGAGAAGTAGATGCCGAGGAATTGCATGAATATTCTGACAATAGATGGTTGGCCCTTGAATTGTCTGACAGCTCGTCGAATTAACAATAATATAAAGAATATTCTGACAATTTAAAAAAATGACCTTAATTGTCAGACAGTTAGAATCAGAGAGAGAGAACATTCAGACAATTCTCTCTTAACCATAATTATTATCTGACAATTCTTCTCTATCACCATCAATTATCAGAATATTATCTATTATCACTTTAAATTATCATAATATTCATTATATTCTGACAACTATTGTTATTATCAGACAATAGATATATATTAACAACTATTGTCTGATAATTTCGTTCATAATTTATTCATAAATTATTTTCAATTCATTCATTATCTATTCATTCCCTGTTCATAATTACCAGAGATAATAAAAATAAAAAAGATACTTTCAGAATTTTCTGACAATTCAGAAAATTATCTGAAAATAGGAGGGAAAATTATGAATAATCTGAAATTTAGAATTGAATTAAGAAATCGTCAGAAAATTAATCAGAATTCTCTGAATATTCATTCAATTATATATCATATGAGAAAATATATTGAAAATAATCCTAGATTCTCATTTTCGATTGAATATATTGATATTGATGAAGAATTTTTTGAATTTGATATATATGAATTAGATGAATTCATAAAATTATATAAATCATATAGATTTATTCTGACAAATGATGAAAGAATCTTTGAATTGATTGAAATCTAATCAATTAAAATTGAATTATCAAAATATTCTGATGATTATTATATAATTTTCAGAATATTTAAATCAATTTCTATCTATTATCTGAAAATTATTCAATCTGAATGATTCTTTTCTGACAAATCTTTAAAATCATATCTATTGTCTATCTATTTTAGAAATTGATTTAAATTGACTGAAAATTTAAAGAATTATCTGATAATATAGAGAATTCATCTGAATTTTTCAGAATATTCTAACAATTTAAATATCAGATTTAAATTTTCAGAATTGAACCTTGAAAATTGAATATTGTCAGACAATTATCAAATTTCTTTAGAAAGAGAGAGAAAATTATGAAAAATACAATGATTAATCAGATAATTGAATCTATGAATCTCCAGATGAATGAAAATTCTGAATATTTAATGAATATTCAGATGAAAAGAGATTTTGAGGAGAAAATTCAGAAAGAATTAAAGAAAGATTTTAAAGATTCTAAAAAATTCACTCTTTCCTTCAAAGATTCAGACGATAAAAAGAATTATCAATAT